AAGCGTCAACGATTGACGGAACTCAAACAATAGACAGTGCAGTTCTTGCAGGACCTATTACTGTTCCTGCAACTATAACCGTAACAGGGACTTTAGTAATAGTATAATGTCAAAGATAGAAGTAGATGCAATAGATAAACAAAGTGGTTCAACCTTAACTTTAGGTGGATCAGGCACGGCTGTAACTTTAGCGTGTGGTGCTACTCAAACAGGATTTGGTAGAACAGGGACTGTTGATTGGCAAACATCAATTAAGACAGGAGATTTTACAGCTGCAAATGGAGAGGGTTATTTTGTAGATACATCAAGTGGGGGAGTGACGGTAACTCTGCCTTCGTCGCCCTCTGCAGGGAATATTATAGCTGTTAAAGATTATGCAAATACAGCAGATACAAATAGAATTACATTTAACAGAAATGGATCAAATGTAGATGGAACAGCAGCTAATCCTGTAATTGCAAATGAAGGTGGAGCAGTTACTTTAGTTTTTGCTGATTCTACAAAAGGTTGGTTGGTTACAGATGCAGCACAAAAATCTGACATAGGTTTTCCAACATTTATAGCAGCAACAGGCGGAACAGTCACAACTGTTTGTACAAATTTTAAAGTTCATACATTTACTGGACCTGGAACTTTTTGCGTTTCATCAGTAGGTAACTCTATTGGTTCAAATACAGTAGATTATTTAGTGATAGCAGGCGGTGGTGGAGGTGGACACGGTCAAGCGTGTTTTCAAGCAGGTGGAGCAGGTGGTGGTGGTGGTTACAGAGAATCATCTGGAACTGCCTCTGGATCTTACACAGTATCCCCATTAGGTGCTTGCGTTTCAGCTTTACCAGTTACAGCAACAGGTTACCCAGTTACAGTTGGGGGAGGAGGAGCAGGAGCACCTAACAGTCAAGCTCCAAATCCAGGTGGAACTTCAGGAAGCAATTCAGTTTTTGCAGGTTCTACAACTATTACATCAGCTGGAGGTGGAGGTGGAACTGGTTATTGTGGTTCAACACCTAATACAGCTGGAGCACCAGGAGGATCAGGCGGTGGAAATGGAACTGTAAATAATCCATCTCCAGGGTTTACTCCTGTTGCAGCTGCAACAGGAAATCAACCTCCAGTAAGTCCCCCTCAAGGAAACCCTGGCGGTAGAGGAACTCAAGCTCCATTTGGTAGTAACCACTCTGCTGGTGGAGGTGGTGGTGCTACAAGTGCAGGAGGTGATGGAGCTGTCAGTGGAGCAGGTGGTAATGGTGGAACAGGAGGAACAAGTTCAATTAATGGAACTCCAACACAAAGAGCTGGTGGTGGTTCTGGTGCTTCTGATACTAACGCAGCAGGATCTGTATCAGGTGGTGGTGGAGTTGGCGGTGGAAGTCCGTTAGGTCCAAGTAGTAGAGTAAATGGAACTGCAGGAACAACAAATACTGGCGGTGGTGGCGGTGGTGGTGCAGCCGCAGCTTCTGGTGCTCCAGCCGCAAGTGGTGGATCTGGTGGATCTGGTGTGGTAATAATAAGGTATAAATTTCAATAATTATGACAAGTAAAATTAAAGTAGATAATATAAATAAAGTTTCAGATGATACAACTATCATCAAAAAATGTGGATCAACAACAACAGTCGGATCAGGTTCTGGTAATACAGTTGTTGTTTGTGGATCTACAGTTACAATAGGTAGATGTGGTGGAACTGTGGCTCTTGCGTCAGGCGCTTCTCAAACAGGATTTGGTAGAGAAGGTTCTGTTAATTGGCAGACAGGTTCAATTAAAACAGCTGCTACTTTTACTGCAGTGAATGGTGAAGGTTATTTTATAGATACATCTAGTAATGGAGTTACGGCAAATTTACCTGCAGGATCAGCAGGAGCAATCGTAGCTTTTTCTGATTATGCAAGAAACTTTGCAACAAACAATTTAATAATAACACCTAATGGTTCTAATAAAATTGGTGGAACAGCAGGCAGTGCAACACTATCAACAAATGGTCAAGCAGCAACATTTGTTTATGTTGATTCAACAAAAGGTTGGGTTAATGTTCAAAATGTAGACGATTCAATAACAGCAGATACATTTATATCAGCAACAGGTGGAACAACAAGTTGTTCTGGTAATTTTAAAATTCACACTTTTACAGGACCTGGAACTTTTTGTGTATCTCAACTAGCTAGTAATCCAGCAAATAATGTGGTTGATTATTTAGTGGTAGCAGGTGGAGGTGGATCTCAATGTGGAGGGGGTGGAGCAGGTGGATTTAGAGCATCTAATGATACTTGTATGCCAACACCTCAAACATCACCTTTAGCAAATTCAACAGGTCTAACAGTAACTGCATCAGGTTTTCCGATTACTGTTGGAGCAGGAGGTGCACACGCATCAGGAAATAACACTACAACAAATGGTGGTTCTTCAACTTTTTCAACAATTACATCTGCAGGAGGAGGAAGAGCACGACCAAGTCCTCCACCATCACCTGGAGGTTCAGGCGGTGGTGCTTATAATGCTGCCACTAATGGTGGTAATGGTGGAAATGGAAATGATCCAACAACAGTTCCTCCTCAAGGTCAAGATGGAGGAGATTGTCCTAGTCCAAGTAATAGTTCTGCTGGTGGTGGCGGAGCAAGTGCAGCAGGTGGTAATGCACCTGGACCAAGAGCAGGCGGAGAAGGTTCTTATATGGTAAGTGCAGGTTTTGCAGGTTGTAATGGAACAACAGGACCAGTTTCAGGAGCAAGATATTTTGCTGGCGGTGGCGGTGGAGGTGGATCCTCTCCTAGTGGCTTTTCAAGCACAACAGCAGCATCTGGTGGTGGAGGTGTAGGAATTGCAAATAGTAGTGCTAATCCTAGACCAGGTCCTCAATGTGGAGTAGCTAATACTGGTGGTGGAGCCGGTGGTGCTTGGTTTGGAATTAGTGGATCTGGAGGTTCAGGCATAGTAATAATAAGGTATAGGAAATCGTAATGAGTGAAATAAAAGTAAATAAAATTAGTCCAAGAGCAGCTTGTGGTACAGTCCAGTTAGGAGATAGTGGAGACACTATTACAATTCCTGCTGGTGCAACAATCACGAATAATGGAACGCAGACAGGTTTCGGTAGAACAGGAACTGTTGATTGGCAGACATCTATTCAAACATCTGCAAGTTTTACCGCAGTAAATGGTCAAGGATTTTTTATAGATACATCTAGTAATGCAATTACAGCGAACTTACCAGCAGGCACTGCTGGGTCAATAGTTGCTTTTGCTGATTATGCAAGAAACTTTGCAACAAATGCTTTAACAATAACACCAAATGGATCTCAAAAAATTGGAGGAACGGCAGGTAATGCAACTGCAAACGTTAATGGTCAAGCATTAACATTTGTGTATGCGGATGACACAAAAGGTTGGGTTAATGTTCAAAATGCAGAAGATACAGAAACAGGTATAGTCCCAAGTTTTTATGCAGCAACAGGAGGGACTGTTACTACAGTTTGTACAAATTTTAAAGTCCACACATTTACAAGTCCAGGAACTTTTTGTGTTTCATCTGTAGGAAACGATGCAGGTGGTGGTGGTAAAGTTGCATATATGGTAATTGCAGGAGCTGGAGGTGGCGGTGGTGCAGGTGGTGGTGGAGGAGCAGGTGGTTATAGAGAAGGTAAATGTTCTGTTCATGGTTATACAGCCAGTCCAGTAGCAACAACAGGTTTAGAAATAACATCAACTGGTGCTATTCCAATTACAGTAGGTGCAGGTGGAGCAGGATCAGGGAGTAATTGCACTGGCTCAAAAGGAACTAATTCAACTTTTAGTACAATAATAAGTGCAGGTGGAGGTGCTGGTAGAGGTCATAATGTAACCCCTAATCCATCAGATACTTCTGGAGGTTCGGGAGGTGGAGGTGGTTCATCAAGTACTGTAGGAGTTTTAACTGGAGGAAGTGGAAATACACCACCAGTAAATCCATCTCAAGGAAATGATGGAGCAACTGGACAACACCCTTTTAGTCCAGGACCTGCAGCTGGAGGTGGAGGTGGTGCAGGAGCTGCACATTCTCCTTCAGTTTCTATGAATGGTGGAACAGGAGCAACAACTTCAATCAATGCAACTCCAACAACAAGAGCTGGTGGAGGTGGTGCTGGTCCAAGTGGTTCAGCAGGACCTGGAGGAGCAGGAAGTGGAGGAACGCCAGCAGGTGGTCCAAGTGGAACAGCACCAGCAGGAACTGCAAACACAGGAAGTGGTGGTGGAGGTGGCGCACCTTTTTCTGGAAGTACAGTTGGTGGCGCCGGAGGATCTGGTATAGTAATAATAAGGTATAAATTTCAATAGTTGAATGGTAATCAAAATTAATATATAAGGAGAAACATTATGGCACATTTTGCAAAAATAGGAGCTAACAGTAAAGTTATTCAAGTGTTAACTATGGATAATGATAAAATGTTAAACGCCGATGGTATTGAAGATGAAACAGTAGGTCAACAGTGGTTAGAGCAACATAACAACTGGCCTGCACAAATGTGGATTCAAACATCTTACAATACATCAGGTAACAAACATAATTCAGGTGATGACTCTAAAGCATTTAGAGGAAATTACGCAGGTATAGGTTATGAGTGGGACGAAGATAATAATATTTTTTGGACTACAAAACCTTACGCATCTTGGGTAAAAGATATTGCAACTGCATCCTGGAAATCACCGATTGGTGATGCTCCGGCATTAACTGCCGAACAACAATCACAAAATGAAGCTGGCACTCATGGATGGGGCTACGATTGGAATGAGTCTAATCAATCTTGGGACTTGACAGACAGAAACGCGTAAATTAAAAAGGTATGTGGTATGCAAAAGAAAGTATTATCTGAAATAGCGTTATATTATGGTTATGTTGCAATGCCTAAAGATTGGGACATTGACCGAGATAAATTATCAGGCGATATTTTACAATCAGTAATTCAAAACAAAAATTTTCCATTCTCAAGAACTTGGGATATGTTGAATACGTATATACGAGATCATATACAATTAGAATATGGTTTTACTTTGGTTAACAAAGAAACGTGGGGTAACATGTATAAACCTCAAGAAACTACAGTTCCATTATTAAATATAGATCCTATTGATTTACAAAACTCTCCTGACTATACATTACTTTATGGTGTTAATGTAAAAAATTGTATGGTTAGAATACATTACGAAGATAACAGACGTAAAGGTAGATCTTGGGATATGCCATTAGAAAACAATAAATTTATAATGTTTCCATCTACTAATATGTATTACTTAACTAACAATCAAAAAGATAGTTTAAATTTTGTACAAACAATAACTTATGAATATATCTAATTATTATTGGTATTTTAGTGGTGTGTTGACACCTCGATTCTGTGATGAAGTTATTAAATATGCTAACTCACAAAAAGAAGTTATGGCTAGAACGGGTGGGTATGGAAATGGAAAATTAAAAAAAGATGAAGTTAAAAACATGCAACGTAAAAGAAAATCTGATTTAGTATGGCTCAATGATAGTTGGATATATAAAGAATTACATCCATACGTTCGCGAAGCTAACAGAAATGCTGGTTGGAATTTTGATTGGGATTTTTCTGAGTCTTGTCAATTTACAAAATATAAATTAAATCAATATTATGATTGGCATTGTGATAGTTGGGATAAGCCTTATGATAAACCAAACAATCCTAGTGAACATGGTAAGATTAGAAAATTATCTATGACTTGTCAATTAACAGATGGATCAGAATATAAAGGTGGTGAATTAGAATTTGATTTTAGAAACTACGATCCACATATGCGAGATGAATCAAAGCATAGAATACAATGTAAAGAAATATTACCAAAAGGATCTATTATTGTATTTCCTAGTTTTGTGTGGCATAGAGTTAAACCGGTAACATCAGGCACAAGATACAGTCTTGTGGTATGGCATTTAGGAAAGCCGTTTAGATGATAAAAAGTATTTTAAAAATTAAAGATAAAAAAGAAATTATGAAACATATAAATAAAATTCCTTTTAAAGAACATCAATTAGTTAATAACGGTTTATCAACTTATGATTATATTATACAAGATTTTAATATATTTTTTAAACAAATTACTGAAAAATTTTTATCAATGGTAGAGCCTGGTTACAACATAATAGATTTTTGGATTAATAAATATTTTTATAAAGGATATGTAAAAAAACATAATCATCCTACCGATAAAAAATTAATAGCACAAACAGGAGTTTATTATTTTAACACACCAAAAAATTCTGGAGATTTAATTATTTCTAATAAAAAAGCAAATATGAAAGAAGGAGATATTATTGTATTTGATCCAGATAAAATACATTGGACGGAAAAAAATTTATCAAAAAAAAATAAAATTATATTTTCTGTAAATATGGTAAAAAATTTTACAAGAAAGGAATTAGATAAAAATGTTTATAAATAGTTATTTTTCAACTGTAATATGGAGTGAAGAAAAACCAGAGTTTGTAAAATCTTTAAACAAAGCAAGTAATAAATATATTAGTGATGCTCGTAAAAGAAACAAAGAACATATAAAAAAATATGGTGACTTTGGAATATCACATCATTCAACACCACTTACCGCTGACAATAATTTTTTAGATTTTAGAAATTACATTGGTCAAAAGTCTTGGGAATATTTAGATCACCAAGGTTATGATAT